CCTCCCCTATGAGCGGATGCGGCGTGTTCTCTATAAAACTGCTCCTCCGCATCACATATAACGGTTCCATTCACTTGTAGAATCGCATTTTGTAAGAGGGGCGTGGGAGCCCTAGTCCCCCACTCGGTTTCAACCAGACTACTGTAGTTATTCCATTCATTATTTATAGATGTGCCCTTCCGTCGCACAAACCAGAGAATCTCTTCAATCGGATGATTGGCCTCTAAAGGAAGTTGGATGCGAATCGTATCAGAATCTGCGCGTTTTCCGACAGCGTATTTCAAAGGCTCATCAAAAGAGAATGTCTGAACTTGCCGATGGAGAATCTCAAAAGGGTTCCTCAGCATATTATTACGAAGAGTCCCATCTACTATTGCGCCGTAGGTCAGAAGTTGAACAGCTTTAAAGGGGGGCGCTGCGACGCTCCAATCACCTACTTTGGATTCCCACTTCGTGTTTCCGTATGTTAAATCAAAGTTTGGAGCGCCTTTGAATCCCCCTCCAGTTCTCCATGTCTGCGGCTCTTCATCCCAATAATACCAATCTATTCCAACTGGCCATGCAATATTATAGGGCGGCAGAGAGGGAGACCATGAACTAGTAGATGCAGTCCAAGTATAAGAGCTCGCTACGCTGAAAGGAACTATAGGCTGTGGGCTAACCCAGTTTCCCCGCCCACTAGACAGAGTATAGTTCCAGTCATATGTAACACCATCCAGGACAATCGTAAAACTGAATTTAGGCAGTACGTCCCAGGATCCAGATTGTACTGTCGGATTATATGTCCACTGCGAACCAAGTGGTTCAAACAAGAGTGGCGTCGTAGGTGGGACAGAATCACAGGAATCTCTGAACCCTCGCATCTGTCGCACACAATCCGAGAAAGGTCTGAGAGTAATATGGATTTTTACATATCCTTCTCGTATCGCAATCATTGGGAGGGCCTCTTTGAGCCGAGTCCGCATGAAAAAGAAGGGGAGAATACAGTTTAGATGTCCGTTTTCCACAGGATAAATCGTCGGTCTACGAGCAGGGTCTGTTAGCCGTTTTATAGAAACCTGGCCTAGATGGTCATAGGCGATTCCAACCTGCGTATTAAAATCGGGGAACAATGTTGAAAACACATGAATGAAATCCCCATCAATCGTTTCAATTGTCTTGCCATCTATTTCAAGTTCTGCTTGCTGAATAATAGAAGTCCCCAGGCTATTTGCGTATTCCCATGCTGTGGGGCGCTGTAGCGCAGCATAGTTCAGTTTCTCTGCCATATACATGTTGCGTGACTGCGTATCAAGCCAATGGTCGAGTTGTATTTGGAGGGCGGCTCCAAGAAGAAGGTCGCCCACTACAATGGATCCGAGATCAAAGGTAAAGCGTTGACCAAAGGCACCAGGGCCACGTAGGGCTATTTCTTGAACAGTAGGTGTGAAAGGTAAAAGCCGTCTCTCCGTATCACGCGCAAACCATGTAGATTCCGTGCGAAGAGGAAAGAGATCATTTTCTTGCTGGTCTCGATTTACAAGATCCAAAAGAGTTGTAATAGGGCCATTTGCCCGCATCTCATCATTAATAGACGCAGAATATGTAATAGAATCAATATCGGTTGATTTCTTGACTCCTTTTGCTTCATCACTCGTGATAGGAGTATTCACGGATCCTTGACCTTGAAACATCCAGTCAGTACTAATATCGCGAGAACCTAGAGACCCAGCTCCAGTCGTTGAAGGATATCTCTGAACGGGTGGAGCCGGTGCAGAACCATAGTAAGCACTCCCAGATCCAGAAGAACCGGGTAGCAAATAGGGTTGAAGCGGATTCACAGTAGTACTTCCTGCGAGATAGGGGCGAATCCCTGAGATCCATTGCGCATCTGCAGAAGCGGCTGCCTGCGCCGCAAGTTGCGCATAGCTAAGTTTTGTAGAAGATCCGGATCCGCTCAGAAGTTTTGAAAGATAGTTACTGACATCATTTAGCGTAGGTGTGGCGCTTTGTACAACTGGGGCCGCCGGCTGAGAAGCTAAAGGAAAGGGAGGTGGAGTCGTAATCTGGATTCCCGATACGGAGTCCGTATAGACGGAACCTGCTCGCATCCAGTTTGGCACAGGGACCACTTGGCCAGTAACAGTGTTTGAATAGAAGACTTGTCCACGAGAGTTTGCATCAACAATCCAGCTTCCTGCGGTGGTGGAACCTGCGCCTGGTTGCCGGATTCCTGAAAGATACGTCTGTTGTGCCGTCTGAGCAGCCGTTGCGGCCTGTTGAGCACGTGTATCTGCAGTTGTAGGAGGTGCGACGGACCCTCCGATATTAATACCTTGAATCATATCTCCCCATGAAGATGGGTAGTTGCCGGATGCTATATACTGCGCAGCGGCTGCTTGATATTGTGCATCTGTAAATGTAAGGGCCGGGGCGTAAGACCCACTGCTGCTGCCGCTCATACTCTTTTAAGAGTATCGGCTTTATGCGCACCGGTACGGTATTAGTTTCCATACTTGAGAACTCCACGATCCTGCTCGATCGAATATAAGCCCCAAGTATCTACTATCGCTGTCATTTCCGTGCTCGGCGCGCCCAAAATGGTATCATTCGGGACCGAACTCAACGAAGTATACAGAGTTGGCCTGTCAGCAGTAGTAAAGTTAATCGTTCCCTCGGGTTGTCGGTCCCATGGTGCCCTGCGCCCTCGTATATCTCCGAGGTCCCAAGACATTTCACTAATCCCGTGGCCAGGATCACGGTCCTCTTTTGCATGATGAGTCAGAATATTCCATATGTCCGGGGAAAAAGATGTCTCCCTATCCCTTGAAGCAATAATCAGTGATTGAGCCGTATAATATTCGCCCCCAGAAATATCTGCTGCGTATTTCCACCGCCGATTGGACCGTAAATCATTCTGCGATCTCGAATACCACAGAAGGCGGGAGGCCGGGTGTTGCGCATCCACACGGCGTGTAATATATGCGGGCACGCCTTTCACGATTGGCGCATACTCGGCGGGACTAATCATATACGTATTTTCATAGGGACGCAAATAGGGGATTTCAAGAGTCGTAGATCTGAGCGCAAGCTGTGTCTCACCATCCACATAGCTGTGACGTGTTTCCAGTTGAAGAATGGGTGAGGCCATCTGGGTGCGGTTCAAGGCGGTGAATACTTGCGTTCCATGCGCAAAGCTTGCGCCCCACGGCTTTGGGGCGACGGTTGCGGCCGGGTCAGACGATTCAATCAGCTCCTCAAGGGCCCGGATCTCCAAACGCAACTTAAATGTCTGTTTGCGCATAGCAATGCTCGGAAAACCATTTCGTCCTCCGATAAAAGGCAGCTCCAGGCGAATCCTCGATGGGGTCGCATTTGCGGCAATAGAGGCTGCCGTACCATCGTGCCATCCTGCAAGAGAGTTTTCCATGTAGGCGGAGTTGAGCGAACCACGGGCAGCCCGGAGCGCAAACAGAGAATCGCCAGTGAGTTCCTGGAGTAAAAGTTTATCCTGGAAAATCTGAATCTTCTTGAACATGAAATATCCTATACCATTCGTGTAGCCGTAGGCATTCCCCGTGGCCTGCTCCGTAAAGAGGAGGGAGGGGTTCTGGGCGGCCTGTGCGGGCGGATACCATGAAGGAAGGTCAATGAGGACGGTGGGACGCAAGAAAATATCTCCTGCGGTATCGAATTCGAATTCACAGCTGCGGCCGAACTCGGCCCCGTTCAAAGGAGGAATCCGCCGAAGTTCCTGTAGATTCGGAGGAATCCGGTCATAGCGATTCTCAAACGGATTGATTGCCTTCTCGGGATCCTGCTCAAAAAAGAAAGTATCCTTATTTCCACGGGCGATGGATTCATATAGAGCACCTTCCGTTTTCAAGCCCGCACGAGTTGAGGCCATTCTGAAGAAGGAGAAGAGACTGCGCTATAGGCGACTCATTCCTGTTCCTGCCCTGTTTCTGTTTCTGTTTCCTCTTCTCCTTCCCTTCGCACAACTTTCAAGTTAATCGTAGCAGCCTTATTGGCTCTCTTTGGCAAAGACACTTCCGCAATACGATTCTGCTTGAAAAAATCAATCTTTGCTTCCGCGGCCTCTCCATCTGTTACCCACTTGCTCATCATCTCTTTGATTTGACGGTAGCCGCCATCTTTCTCCGAATATCCATGTGACTGTAGGGCCTTCAGAAGACGAATAGTCTCCTTGAGCCGTTCCTCCTTCGTCTTATCGGCTACAGGCGGCATTCTAAAGGTGAATCGTATACTATGTTTAGGTTGCGCTAAAGAATGTTGATAGAACTATCCTTTACTTCGGATCCAGTCCCTATTCTGAATCAGATTCGTTCCCAACCGGGGGCTCTTCATATTCGTTGTCCCAAGCCAACGTGTGCGGCCGAAGAAAACTACTTGCTTCTCTTTGAAGAGTTTTCGCCAGCCTTCGAGTTTGCGGCTCTCCCGGTTGCGGGTCTCGGCGTCTACGATGTAGGGCGGCTAGCCATTCCTGCCGATCCCATTCTTCCGGTAACAGGGGAGTTTCTTCAGTCATTGTGCGACTATACTGTCTTGAATCGGGATAAGGCAACGGAGGAGCATGTCTGGGTGGATGCAGCATGTCCTAAGGAGCGGCAGCTTCTGATTGAGGAACTCTGGGCTCCAGAAGTTCTTAATGCTCGGAGTCTATTTATCTATCCCATGGGCGACAGCTGTACGAGCAATCATGTCTTTTCTCTGGTCTGGCCAAACCTCCGGCTGATTATCTTTCACAATAGTGATTTCTCAGTCGACTATAAGGTCATTGCGGCATTTCTTGAGTCGCATCCCCAAGTACATGTGTGGGCGGAGAATTCTATCCGATGGCATCCCCGTATCCGATGCGTGCCTCTTGGGGAAGAGAATCGGATTTGGCGGGGCGGGTCTATAGAGGATGACCCACCGATAACGATTTCTCGCCGGGCTGAGCGCTCTATAGAGATTTGTCTGCCGCATTGGGGTCTTACGCACCCCATACGAGAGGTCTGGCGGGCCGAGGCGGAGGCCCTGAGCATACCTCAGCTCAATAAAGCGACCAAGATGGCAAAAGAAGACTATTTAGAGTTCTTGACTGGCTGTCGGGCGATGCTGTGTCCTCGGGGAAACGGGCTCGATACGCACCGAGTCTGGGAGTGTTTAGCAAAGGGTACATGGCCTATCGTACAAGATAACGCACATACACAGTTGTTGCTAAGACAGTATCCTTCTTTAGGGCTCCTGACGATTGATAGTCCTGAGGATCTGGATGAACTCGAGTTGCGAGAGGGTCTACCTCCCTTCCATCCGATGCTCCTACGGGAATACTGGAGAATCCTCTTTGAAAGTTATGCTGTACAGCCACAGCCCGTGTTGGAGCACGAGTTACAGGTCTGAGAGCCGGTGATAAACTGTTGGCGCTCTTCGTACGAGGGAAACGTGGTTACGCAGGCCTGAAGGCTGGTACAGGCCAGTGAGTTCGTAATACAGGAGGTGGGTCCGTAGAAGGTAGGCAATACTGTAATCGTACCTGACCAGGTGATGGCGCTGCCTCCCGCCGTCGCTGAAAACTGAAAGGTATTTGTGGTAACTGCGACGATGTAATAGAGAGTGTTCAGCGCAGGAGTTGCACTCCATACAAAGCCAGTGCCTATGCGACCAAAGACAATCTTATCACCGACCTGAAGTCCATGGTTCGCAAAGGTCAAGCTAGACGGTGTGGCCGCAGTCACCGTGTTCAGCCCCGTGCTACTGAAGAGCGTCGCCTTGTAAAATCCGTAGACAGTTTGTGCCTGCTTCTTTCTAAGGATATCACTAGAGTCCATGGAATCTAAAGATATCACACATATTCTCTATAGGAAATGTGTGGTATCTTCTTTTATACACTCGGAAGTCGTGTAACGGATTCGACTCGTCTTAGCCGATGTCTGGAGGCTTTGATGGCGAGGGGGCCCGAGGGATTTCGGACAACCGCTATAGAGGGGTATGGGATGCTCGGGTTTACACGACTTGCGATAAATGGTCTGAATGATATGGCCATGCAGCCTATGCGTCAAGAGGACCGCACATGGATTTGTAATGGGGAGATTTACAACTGGCGGCAGCTTGCGGCGGAGCATGACTTGCGCACGGATACTGGGTCCGACTGTGAGATTCTCGGGGGCCTTTATGAGAAGTTCTGTCACTCGGGTATTTCTCTTGAGGCATTCTTCAATGCGCTGGATGGCGTCTTTGCGATGGTTATTATCGATGAGGGCCGCCAGCAAATCGTTGTGGCTCGGGACCCGTATGGTGTGCGGCCCTTGTACAAGGGCATGTGCCGTGAAACTGGTCGGCCTGTGTTCGCATCGGAGATTAAAGCGCTCCTCCCTTTATGCGATGATGTGCAGCCGTTTCCGCCGGGTCATTATCAAGTGATTCATATGGCGGGCGGGATGTTATATTTACAGGACTCGCCGAAAGCGTTCCATACAATCCCCACTGTCAAGCAGCCATACTACAACAATAGTGCTGAAAAAGGAGGGGCCGCAGTTAAGCAGGCATTGATTACTGCTGTAGAAAAGCGTGTTGCGAACTCCGAGCGAGAACCGGCTTGTTTGCTCAGCGGGGGTCTTGACAGTAGTCTGATAGCGGCCTTGGTCGCAAAGAAGCTGCGAGAGGAAGGGCGGCTTCCCTTGCGCACCTATAGTATTGGCATGGAGGGGTCTTCTGATCTGCGCCATGCGAAGATGGTCGCAGATCACATTGGTTCTCAGCATACAGAAGTGATTGTAACAGCAGAAGAGTTGTTCGCAGCCGTGCCTGAAGTGATTCGGGCCATTGAGTCATACGATACAACTACTGTGCGT